CTGCCAGGCATCGTCACCGCCGTGGCCGTGTCATAGACCACGCCATTCAGCACCGATCCAGCCGTAACGCTGATCGCTGTGGCGGCTGTCTTGTAGAACAACGGCCCACGATGCAGCGCCGGGCGTCGGTTGTAATAGACGACGGCCGCAGCTTCGCCGCCTTCGCCTACCTCATCCAGGCCAACACCGATCAGTGGGTTGAACTTATAGGCCACTGCTCAGCTCCAGTAGATGGTGTCTACGCGCGTGCTGGTGCTCACGTAGGTGATGTTCAGCACGCCAACCGTGCCGCCACCAGAGCCGCCTTGCTTGTACGTGATCGTCGTCAGCCGATCGCTGCCGTCGTAATCCAGATCAGCAAAATCAGCAGTTGCCGGGGCTGAAAAGCCACCGATCCTGGGAAGGCTCATAGCACACCGGCTCAAGTCCCCACCATCTTACCCGCGATGCGCAGCCATGAAAAAGCCCCCACCATTGGCAGGGGCTTGCCCACTCGCAGTCAGAGCTTAGCCGTACTTCTTGAGGCCAAAGCCGAAGCAGGTCACGTCAGAGCTGGCGGCGCCAGTCTCAGCGGTGCAGCTCAGGCGGATGTAGCGCTTGAGGTCGTTGCTGTTGAGGGTGATCACTTCCTTGTAAGCAGCGTTGCCGATGGCGGTGAAGCCGCCGCCGGTGGCTGCTGTGTAGGTCGAGTCGTCAGCAGACTCCTCGATGCGGAAGGTCAGGTCAGTGTCAGCGCCGGCAGCGGTGCCGGACAGGATGATCTGAACGTCTCCCTCGTAGCCGGCCAGGTCGACGCCAGTCTGATCGCCGGTGCCGGTGATGGTGGTCGTGGCCAAGAGGGTGAAGTGCTCGAGCTTGTCGAGCGTGAGCTCATGTAGTGCCATTGGTCTTGAGGCGACGGGTTCGTGGTTTGCGCTTGATCGGCTCAGGATCCTCCGCCAACGGCTGCCACAGAGGTGCAGCCAGGACCGGCTTCGCCTTGCCGCTGCCAATCAGCAGCCGGGCGTCGCGGTCGTCCACCTCCACCACGTCGCCGACCCTTGCGGGCCGGCCAGCGATGGAGGTCTGACGCAGGATCTCAAGCCTCATGGTTCATCAGAGGGTGTTGTTGCCTCTGCAGAAGGCTTCAGGATGCCTGACAGCCACGTCAACGTCCTGCAGAGCAGTCACGCGCACGCCGCCGCTCTTGTCGTTGGCGTAGGGGTTCACTTGGATGTCCAGCGCACCCCACATCCCCATGATGAGCTGATTCCACACACCCATGAAGACGTCACCGGTGGCCACCTGGTTGGAGCGCACCACGGGATAGCCGTTCACTGTGCCGCCGGGCTCAAGCACGAACTGAGCGGTGTTGCTGGCCTTCTCGGTGGTCTTGAAGCCGCCGTAGATGGTGCTGTTGGTCAGGTAGGCCATCGCGCCGATGTCGGCGTTGTCTGCGGCGATCTTCGACTCCATGCTCACCAGCTCCGCATAGGTGGGGTTGGCAGCGTTGAAGTCTTCGGTGTTGATGCCGGTGACGAACTTAATGCCTTCGGGCTGGCTGCTGGAGCCAAGGCCATACAGGGCAGCACGGTCGATCTCCAGGGCGATCACAGTGGCCAGCTCGGTGCGGACCATCTGCTCCACATCGATGGAGCTCTGCAGCATCAGGCGGCGGGAGAACTCGGTGAAAGCGCCGAGAGTCTTGGCCACCAGGCTCACCTGGTCGACGGTGGGCTCGGACTCGGTGGGATCACCGCCTTCAGCCACCCAGTACGCGGACGCGGAGCCCGTTTGTCTCGGGATTGCTACGGGGCCTTGCAGGCCGGTGAGCATCGTTACGCCGAGGGTGCTGAGCGCCAGGCGGTTGCGCAGCAGCTCGATGAAGCTGCCGGGGCGAGCATCGGTGAAGACCAGATCACCAGCGCTGGAGGCGTTGCTGACGGTCAGGTCACGCTGCAGCACGTCGTTGGGGGCCAGGATGCCGCGAGGGGTCACGCCCATACGCTGAGCGGTGGCCTCGGAGACTTCACGCTCGAAAGCGGCAGCCTCGTAGGCAGCGCGATCGTTGGGCATCATCTGCGCCCGGATCGCCTTCACGAAGGAGAAGCTGCGAGCTTCCTTGTCGCTGAGACCGATGTCAGCAGAACCGCCACCGGAGGCGATGGGCTGAGCGGAACGGGCAGGGGTTGCAGGCTGGGCAGGCTGAGGGGCAGGACGCTTGGCGATCTCGGCGAGAACCGAGCGCATGGCGTCAGCTTCAGAGGCACCGGATTCAATCAGGCCCTGGGCCAGATCGTCTGCCTTGTGCTCTCGGCAGAGGGAAGTGATGGAGGCGACGCGGGTGCGCTCATCGGCCGCAGCCTGAGCCCGCACTGCCTCCATGTCGATGGTGGAGGGTTCCATTGGGTTGTCGTCGTTTTGGGACAGGGGTGCGACCGTGGCCGCGGCAGCACCGGGCGGGCCGGAGCTGCTGATGGTGGCCTTGCGGCCTTGTCCGACCGTGTGGTCGGCGGGGATCGACACGGCCGACACTTCCATCGGAGTGAAAGCTGTCACCAGTGCCATGCCTTCCCGGCTGGTGGTGTCGAGCGGTGCATCGATCGAGTACATGAACGACACGTTCCTGATCGTTCCGCTCTCCCAGTCCTGGCGGCGCTTGTATTCTTCGCTGCCCTCAATCCTGGTGTTCGGTGACCAGCGGGTGCGGACACGGCCGCGACGATCGTCGCCCATCCAGGCACGCTCAACGACGCCCAGCACCACCTCAGCGTTGTGATTCCACAGCCATGGCGCTGCGCCACTGTTCAGGCGGCTCATGTTCATGGCGTCGGGGTCGTGGCTCAGCACCTCCATCCCGAAATATCGCTCGACCGGCTGCTCGCTGCTGAATGTGAACTCCACCACCTCGGGATCATCATCAGCACGCGCAACATCAGCCACCACCGCTGATCGGTAGAGAGGCTGAGAGTTGAGGTCGCGCAGATCCATCGAAGGGATGCCCTTTGCTGCCATGCTATCCGCTGCGGGCTCAAACAAAATCGGGGTGTAATCGTTGTCGCTGAGCCACTGCCGCGCCTGGGTCACGGTGAAGCGTTCAACGTCAAAGCGGATCGACTGGATCACCACCGGCTCATCACCGCGGATGCCGTAGATGAAGTCCACACCGGTGCCGCCGGCGTCGCTCTCGCGCCTGAATCGATCGAACTGGCCAGGGTCACGCAGCCTGGCAGCATGCTCGTTCGGGTATGGCCTGGCTTCGATGCTGCGGTCTTCCCGAGCCTTTTTGATGCTCTCGCTCTTCGCTGTGCTCCAGGTCTGGCCAGCATCACCGCCCCAGGCTGCCCATGCGACACGGCCGGGTGAGGGGTAGCCGTCCTCGTCAGGACTGAAGCCCTCGCCTTGCTTGTCCACCTCATGCCGGGCAAACCAGGCCGCCATGGTGATCACCGTGTCAGGGCTGAGCTCATCGCCGGAGAGGATCTGGCTGGCCCTGCGGGCTGCCACGTCGGTGCCGCCAGCCTCGCCGTCTTCCTTCCATGCGCGGTAGCGCCGTGCCTCTTCCCTCATGCCCTCGGTGGGCATCAGGTTGATCTCGGTGCCGTTGACGTTGGCCATCAGTCCTCAGCGGTCGGGTCGGGGTCTGGGGTGGCGTCTGGTGCGCCGCCCTGCTGATCGTCGGCAGGGTTGGTGTCGAACTGGAGGCCCAGCTGCTCGGCCCTGTCCACCTCATTGGCACGAGCCACCAGCAGGTCCTCAATGTCTCCGCCACCCTCGGCCACGATCTGCGCCTGGGTCTTGAAGCCGGCCCGCACGGCATCGCGATAAGCCTGCACTTCCTTCTGTGGATCCACCCAGGCCCAGCCACGCGGATACCACTGAACGGCCTCGTAGCGCTCTGGCATGGCCTCGTAGTCAGGCAGCCGCAGCTGGCCAGCGCCGACAGCAGCGGCCAACCACCGCTCGTAGATCGGTTGGAGTAGGTGCTCGATCAGAAAGTCCTGCAGGATCCGCCATTGCTCGCGGTCCTCCAGCAGGCTGAGCCTGCTGCTGCTGTAGTTGCTCTGGCTGAAGTCGCGGCTGATTGTTTCGTAGCTGCAGCCGATCGCAGCGGCCACCGATCGGAGCATTCCGCGCAGGAACGGCTCAAACTGCCCGTCAGGGGCATCCAGCTGCGGAACATTGACGGTCTCGCCCGGTGCCAGGTACTTGAAGACTCCAGGCTCAAAGCGGCTTACCTGATCGCCGTCGAGCACCTCGTCGCCCTGCAGCTCGCCCTCGGGTGACTGGATGAAGCCCATCAGGCTGCTGTTGGCCCTGGCCCGGACCACCTCGGCCTCCTCGTAGCCGTCAAGGTGGTGGAGTCGCTTGATGGCGCTGGCCACCCACGGAGCGCCGCGGGTCTGGCCCGGTCGCTCGGAGACGAACAGATGAATGATCTCGTCGGCTGGCACCTCGATCACTTCGCCGCCGCGAGCGTTGGCAATGTCGCCGGGGTGCGTCGTGCGGAAGGCGTAGCTGATCGGCCGGCCCCAGCGGTTGACCTGGACGCCCATGCGCCACTGGTTCCCGTTGGCATCCTTGCCGTAGCTCTTGCCCTCGTCGCAGTAGTCCGACTCGATGATCTCGATGCCGAGGGGGATCTGGCTGCGCCCGAACGTTTCGGGGATGATCCGCAAAAACACCTCGCCGGATTCGGCCACGGCCATGATCGCCAGCCGCAAGATCTCGGCCATGCTCAGCCGGCCAGCAACGTGGCAGCGGTCAGCCCTGCACCAGGTCTGCCAGGCTGCCTCGATGCGGCGGTTGATCGGCTCGTTCAGCCGGTTGCCGCGCTGCATCCGAACACGGCCCTGCATCCTGATGCCACGCCCGACGACGTTGGCGCCGATGGCTCGGATGGCTTGACGGGCGTAGGGGGAATCACGGACCAGCTGCCGTGAGCGGTTCCGCAGCCGTACCAGGCTGCCGTCAATCTCCGCGTCTGCGCTGGTGCTGCTGGTGATCCAGTTGGCGGTCAGGCGGCTGGCCATCGCGCCCTCGTAGGCCCTCCGTCGTTTCGGACGATGCGCCTCTGGCATGGATGGCGCTTTGCCAGCGATGCGGCCGCCGCGTGCTTTGCTGGCCATCAGAACCTCACGAAGACGTTGCGGGGATCACCCAGGCCCTGCGCGATCTTCTCCGCTGCTCGCTCCCGCGCCACGACCGCCTTGAGCTGCGCTTCGCGCTGCATCAGCAGGCCGAGGTCGTTGCTGGTGTAGCTGCGGTTCCCGATCGAGTACTGCTTCGCGCCCTTGGCGACGATCGCCCGGATGGCAGCCTGGACAGCATCCAGATCCTGCTCTGCCTGGCTGCGGCCATCGAATGCTGTCGGATCGCCGGTGTAGGACAGCGACGGGAGCACCTCGGTGGTGCCGCTGCCGATGGCCACGACGACAGCGCCGCTGGTGATCCTGGACTGCCAGTACCAGGTGCCGGCGTCCCAGTCGGCGGTGGTGGTTGCTGACAGGGAGACATCCCACCCGCCATCAGATCGAGCGGAGCCGGCAACGGTCGCGCCCTCGCCTGCTGTGTTCGTGCGGAAGTCGACCTGAAGCGTCCAGTTCGTTGACGTGGCCGGGGAGTCGGTAACGGTCGCAGGCGGCTCGATCCACGTGACCGTGGTGCCAGCAGTGATCTCGGCAGGAACAGTCACGGGCTCACCTCCATGGTCGGATGATAGCCATCACCAACCAGTCACAAATCCCGGCCCACTGGGCTCTGATCGCCGCCGTTTTGGCTTGGGCTTGGCTTCTCCTGTCTTGCTGGCCTCTGCTGCCGCCTCCAGCTGATCCCAAAGCGTCGCCCTGTTGTATCTGCGCTTCACCAGCTCCAGCACGGCCATGCAATACACGATCAAGTCAAGCGGTTCGTTACGTGCGCCTGATGGCTTCTCCCAGCTCAGCACCTGGAAGCCCTTGACCATCTTCGGCACCAGACGTTCGCAGGTGAGGCCCTGCAGGTACTCCTCGTCGACGTCATTGCCGAAGTGGATCGAGCCAGGGCCGGTGCCCTCGCGTTTCAATCGCGCGTAGACGGATCGCTTCAGCGTGTCGCCGCCGACCATGTACAGCGTCAGGCCTTTCTTGATCACCCGGCCCTTGGCGTTCACATCCACCTTGCTGCCCTTGCCGAGTGCAGGCGCTGCCCTGGTACTCGAGCCCTTGATCGCCACCACGCCCTCCCGTGTGCGCTGCCTGCAGAACTCGTAGGCCTCCTGGGTGAAGTGGCCGCCGGTGTCCACCGCGCAGTGCCGGACGGTCAGGGTGCCGCCGCCCTCCCGTGGCCATTCCGTCGTTCTGATGCTGTCGATCTGCTCCCACACTTCGTCATAGGCCGGGCTGCCCTCGATTTTCTGGTGCCAGATCCGCCACATCTCTTCACCACGGCCGAACCCCCAGACGGTGGTCTCTAGCCAGGTGTCCTGCACGTCAACGGCCATCAACAGCAGGACGACGCCCTCGGGGCATGTGCCACTGCTGTAGGTCTCAGCCTGAGCCCTGGCCATCAACCCGTCAGCGTTGATTGCTGCCACGGCCTCATCCTCCCAGGCCTCCGCCGCGCGCTTGTTCACCCAGCCCTTGAGGAGCAGCGGGTCAGTCTTCGCCCGCAGGAACTCATCACGGATCTGTGCCCAGCTGGTCCAGCCAGCCGGTGCATACCAGCCAGGCAGGTGGAAGCCTGCGGTGATGCCGTCGCCCTTGGCAGTCGCCTGCCATTGAGCACCGGCCAGCATCGACGTTTTGTGGTGCTCCGCCACGCGTTCTGCACAGGCCGGGCACTGCGCGAACACCTCCCCGTCGGGCTTGTCCCATTTCATGTGCTCCCGCCAGCGGAGCACCTCCAAGGCGCCGCAGCAGGGCATGCGCATCGCCAGCTGCCGCCGATCGCTGCGGGTCTCGAACTCGTGGGTGATCCTGCACATCCCACGGGTGCCGGGTGTGCTGGTAATCAGCACCTTGCCCATGGGGAACGTCGATGTCCTGGCCTCAGCGTTCTCCAGGGGGTCGCCCTTGTCGTCTGCCTCGAACGGGTAGGACGACACCTCGTCGGCCAACAGATAGGCCGCAGGCATCGACTGCAGGCCGCTGCCGCTATTGGCGCCGGTCAACACGAACAGGCCGCCCCTGAACTCCTTCAGGAACATGGTGTT